CTGGTGGCTTTATAGTGGTTGAAGGTATCATGGATTCCACTGTAGTTTGGAGGCAAGGTAAAATTGTCTCACGAGTTAACGGTCAGCATGATGATGACAAGAAAACAGGTTTTTCACGTCTTCAATGTCTGCGTTATCCTATTGCCACACGTAAGGGTTGTTGCGGTGTTCCATTGATGTCCAATGAGAAGATTGTTGGTTTGCATTCAGCAGGTAACAGTGGACAGTATGGTTATGCTGTCAAACTTACTAAAGAGATGTTGGCTTCACCATTAATAGATGGTGTGGTAGACACCCGGGAGTTTTTAAATAAATGGCCCGATTTTGAAGAGCCTTTAATTGGTCTGAATTTAGACCAAGTGAATGGTTATTCGGCAGCATGTCATACAGGTGAAACCACAATTGCTCCTGAAAGGGTTTCTACTTTCATGAAACAAGATCTCATTAAATTTGAGGGTTGTTCAGAGGATTTTCCTCCGCCAACTAAAGTTCCTGTTAAAGTTGATTCAAAGTATTTCCCAAATGCTAGAATTGGCTACAATGAGGATATTCCATGTCTCATTGATGAAGAATTGATGGACGTGACTGTTAAAGCTATGGGCACACAGTTACGTAAATTGTTCAAGAAATGTGATATGGGTAATCTCACATTACAGGAGGTTATTGAAGGAACTTCTGATGGTATTATCAAAGCTTATGATACTACCACATCACCGGGCTATCCGTATAATGCTCGTGGAGAAACGACTAAGAGTTATTTCTTCAGAAATTCGGATGGTACCACTTCGCTTACTAATAAGTTCCCACAGTTGGTAGCGAAAGTTCAACATAATATTGAATGTTTTGCTAATGACATAGATCCCTTTTGTCCATTTACTGATAACTTGAAAGCTGAACTTAGAAAGCCTGAGAAGGTTGAGTTCCCGCGTTTCATTTCTGGTTCTGCAATGGACCATACCATTGTAGGGAAAATGTATTATGGTCCTTTGGCACGTGCTGTTAAAAGCACAATTGGGTTTAACTCAACTCTTGTTGGTTATAATCCTGTTTTAGACTGGGATCAT